TTGTTTTGTATCAACTAAGTAGGGTTCTTGTGCGCGATCTCTGGCTACCTGTAAACTTTGTATGGTTACGCTGAGAAAAGGCGCACTGTTTAACACGTTCTCGGAATTATTCCTCAATATACTGGATACCATTCTACTAGCATCGCCATATCTACAAGGAACTCTGTTGTAATTTGTTCCACTAGCAGTATTCTCTGAAACTTTAAAATGAGAAAAGACACGAATTACCTGCGACAGGTATCGTTTTATTTGTTGGTCATACCAATAGTCTAAATTCTTTCCAGCCATTATATTTTATTCCATTTGCCGTGTTGATAAACCACAACTTCGCCAAAACAGTTTAAACTGTATTCGCCTTTCTGCGGGTGCCGTGGTTCTTTAACTATCATCTGTCCAAACTTGCTAGATGTTCTAATCTAACCATTAATCTCTCAGCTCTATTAGTAACTTGATTATACCAACGGCTATCTCTACCTTCTTTTGCTGCTTCTACCCAATCGCCACCTCTGAGCGCAGCATTAAATTTTACAAAGCCACTTAATCGAGGCCTCCCCATGTTAAACATCATGTTAACAAGTACTTCTTGTACTTCTCCTGGAAAAGTCTCCCAATCATCTTCGTATAATAATCGGCACTCGTCTATTGCTATATCTAAATCTAATTCAAAACAAGTTTGTACACGATCTTCGTTGACTTCTGTGCCAACGGGTTGATCATTTTCTGGATCACTGTCTAATACTAAATGACCTACTCCAAAAGTAGGTAACCCCAGATGATCTAAATATATTTCGTATTTTACACCTTCGTCAATTTTTAATTGATCATAAACTGCTTTTCTATCCATTTCTTATCCTCAATTATCTGTTTTTGGCTTAACAACTTTACTGAGATTAACTTTTTCTCCAGTTACTTCGCCATCTGTGTTTGTAACAAGTGCATCGTTATTGATGAACCCTGTAAGAATTCTATTTGCTGCCGCCCAAGTATTTCGTTGATCCGTTTCAACTAATTTCCACCTGGTGCCTGATTTCTGAAATAATCTATTAGGACTAAAATCTGTTCTAAGAAAATAATCTCCGTCACTAACACTACTCACTGGAAATGTTTCGCCACTGCCTACTAATGATACACCGTTGGGAGGAGTACCATCTCCTGCAGCAAAATCTACAACTGGTTTGTCAGGTACCTCAGGATCATAATATAAATGTGCTTGATTTCTATATTGCGGATCATTAGCAACATCAGATTCTGCTTGTTTAAGAATAGCATCATTTATTGCTATTTCGTCAGCATAAGTACTGATGAGATTGCGTAAATCGCCTTCTTCCTCGCCAGTGCCCAGTATATCTCTGTACTCTTGCGAATCTGTAATTGGACCTAACTTAACACGCCACAAATGAGGCCACCAACGTGGATCGTATCCTTCTGCTGGTCTACTGCCGTCTGTGACTACATAAAATCTGTTTATTGCTTCATCACTGCCTAATAATAAATCATCACGCAAGTGAGGTAGCTCTAATACATCACCAGGCATAAGTTTACGCCCTATTGCTTCAACCATGCTTTCAATATGGAAGTTCATCATTAGCGTATCGTTTGCTAAAAACATACCAAACTGTGTCAAATCGAATGCATCATTGTCGCCTAAATTATACTGCCCACGTAATTCATAAATGTTTTTATCATACTTGCGATCTCTGTTTTCCAAAAATAACAAGTCTTGTATAAAAACTTCTGATGTTTCGCCATTGGTGCCAGGTCTTGTAGCATCACTGCTATCATTATCTGCATTCACACCTATATACTTGTGAACATGTACTCCTGTTCCACCAGCGTAAAGGTGCTCCCCAACAATTCTATCTATAAAATTAAAATCATTAGTTTTTACAGGATTCCAAAGCGACAGTTTTGGCATATAAATCTCCTAAGTAACACTATTTATCATTAATGATTTTACCTACTCCACATTAATTATAAATAATGCAAAGGAGACTTTATGAGAATTTTTATCACAGGCGCTGATGGTTTCATTGGACAACACTTAGTACAAAAATTAAAACACAAGCATGAACTATGTTTTTTAACAGAAGATCTAAGACAACATGATAAAGTTGGATTTCAAATTAGACAGTTTGATCCTGAAATTGTTGTGCATCTTGCAGCAAGAACTGAAGTAGAACAAAGTTTTTACGAACAAATTACTTTCAGCGATATAAATTACACAGGTACAGTAAACTTAATAGAAATTTGTAAAGATCTCCCTAATCTCAAAAATTTTGTATTTGCCAGCACCATGGAAGTTTACGGATGGCAACCAATCAGTGATCTTATCAGAGAAGGCAAAGAAGAAGCAATTATAGCATTTAATGAAAGTACACCTCCTAACCCCAATGCTCCTTATGCTGTTGCTAAGTATGGGTGCGAGAAATATTTAGAATACGCCCATAGAAGTTATGGATTACCATTTACAGCAATTCGTCAAACCAATGCTTATGGAAGGAAGGACAACAACTTCTTTGTAACAGAACAAATTATCTACCAAATGCTTACAAATGAAAAAGAGATTAACTTAGGATACGGTGAACCATACCGTAATTTTATCTATATAGATGATTTATTAGACGCATGGGAAACTATAATTTCTAATCCCGATAAATGTCAAGGTGAAATATTTTGCATAGGCCCCGACAATGCTCTTAAAATCAAAGACTATGTTAGGATGATAGCAAAAAAACTAAACTGGGACGGGCATGTGAATTGGAACACAAAACCTAAACGCCCAGGTGAAATTTATCTGTTAAACAGCACTAATCACAAAATTACTACAAGATTAGGATGGGCACCTAAAGTTGAACTCAGCGCCGGCGTTGACCGTACCATACAAGTGTGGAAGAATATTGTAGAAAATAACTTACCTTTTAATGCTAGTAAGCGTTTTTCTATAGGAAAATAACGCGGTTGACATTTTAAATAATAAGTATATACTTGTTATATTCTACTGGAGAGTTAAATGTCTACAATACAAACTTTTACGATTTTTGCTTTTGTAATTATAAACACCTATTTTTCTTTTAGAGCAGGCAGAGAATCAGGCAAATGGGAAGGTATAGTTGGCACCATGCGTTTCTTAAAAGATGAGAAAGCCCTCAAAGGTAAGACGTTGATTAAAGGATATAAACATTGGCCTGAATCTCTAAAAAAGGCGTTTACTAATCCGTATTCGGAGGAATTTGAATAATGGCTGCTAAAAGGAAGAAAAATTTATATGTACTTCCAGAACCAGATTGGACGTTTTTAAAACAAGCCAGCACAGAGGAAGAAAAACTTCAAGCATTTAACAAAGTTGATTATTTTGTGCATTACGAAGTTGACAATAAATCTCGTTCTAGTTCAGCAAAAAACTATATAAAATCACACGAAGATATCAGTAAAGAAGATAAAAAAATCCTAAACAGTCTACCCGACTGGCATTTTGTACACATAGGCAAGTACACTTGGATTGCAAAAAAACTTGGATTTTTACCTGTTAAATATGAAGAGAATATTCTGAAACTTGTACCAGACTGGTTAAAGTTTAAAACTGAAGAAAGTCTAGCAGTTACAGAAGAAGAGAAGCCTGAAAATATCAAACCTGTTATTAGTATTCAGGAACGCATGCGCGAGCAAGTAGTTAATTTGTGCGGTAATTGGGAAGGCAAACTTGACGATTTACTTGCTGGTAACGTGGAAGTTAAGAAGTTTGATCCTTACAATGAAATGTTAGCGTACGAACAAGGCTTAATAAAAGCTAACCACGCTAAAATTATCAAAGATATATTCCAAGCAGATTACAGCGAAGCCCAGGAAATCGCTCAGTGGGAAGATGCAGATATTAAAGAAGCATACGGACATTTAGATCTTAAAGCACGTAAGGCATATATAGAGTTTTTTGAAAAAATCAATAATGCATGTGATACATTCATTAAAACAAGAAAAGCACAGCGTAAGACTCGCAGGCCTAAGGCTGTTAGTAAGGAAAGATTGGTGCAAAAATTAAAATTCAAAGTTAATGATGGAGAGTTAGGCGTAGCAAGTATTAATCCAATTGACATTATAGATGCTAGAGAAGTTTGGGTGTACAACACTAAAAATAGAAAACTTGGTATTTATTGTGCTGATGATATCGGCCCAGGGTTGAGTGTTAAAGGCGCGAGCATCACAGGATTTATGGATAGCAAGAGCTTACAAAAAACGTTGCGCAAGCCAGCTGAGCAGCTTAAAAGTTTCAAAGGAAATGCAAAAACCAAATATGCAAAAGCATTTACAGAAATAAAAGCAACTGAAACAAAGTTAAATGGACGATTAAACGAGCATACTATAATACTAAAAGCATTCTAAGGTGAAAGGTGATAAATAGTATTATGCCAATTAATCAAATAGGATACAACAACAGAGAAGAGCTCATCAGAGAAATGCAACTGCGATTAGCAGATGGCATTGTTGATGTTGAACTTGACCGTGAACACTACGATGTTGCTATAGATAAAGCACTTGCCACTTATCGACAGTTAAGTAATGGCAGTGTTGAAGAGAGCGTTGTGTTTTTCAATACGTCAGTTAATGTAACAGAATATACATTACCAGACGAAGTAATGGAAGTTCGTAGAATTTATCGCAGGGGAATCGGCACCAACAATAGTGGTGGTACAAACTTTGATCCCTTTGATGTTGCATTCAATAATATGTATATGCTTCAAGCAGGACAAATAGGCGGACTTGCTGTGTTTGATGCATTTGCACAATACAAAGAAACTATTGGTCGTGTGTTTGGCAGTGAATACAATTTTCTTTGGAATAAAAACACTAAAATATTAAAAATTTTACGCAACATACGACACGAAGAAGAAGTTATGGTTGGTGTTTATAACTTTATTCCTGAAAGTGTTCTGCTTAAAGATGTATATGCTAATCCATGGCTTGCTTACTAT